GGTATGGATGCAGGCCCTTTGTTTGGCTCCCACCTTTTTCCACCCGGCTCTGCTAAAAGCATTACGATCACCGAAGGCGAGTACGACGCCGGGGCAGCTTATGAATTGCTTGGATCAAAATATCCTGTCGTCTCTGTCCTCAACGGAACAGGGTCAGCTATACGAGACGCTCGAAACAATTATGAGTACCTTGACTCTTTCGGAGAGATTGTCCTTAGCTTCGACAATGATGATCCGGGAAAGAAAGCTGCTAAGGAGGTGGCTTCGATCTTCGCCCCTGCAAAGGTGCGTATCCTTACCCACGCCAAGCACAAGGACGCCAACGAATATCTGAAGGCTCGTGATGTAGGCGCCTATACTAAGGAGTGGTGGAACGCCCCTAAGTTTATGCCGGACGGTCTTAAGATCGGTACGAATATGTGGGACGAGATTATCAATCGTCCTAACCATTTCACTGTTCCATATCCTTTCGAGGGTATGAACAAGATGACGTACGGTATCCGTTTGTCTGAGTTGGTGACGTTCACTGCTGAGACTAAGGTAGGTAAAACCAGTATCCTTAAGGAGCTTGAGTACAGTCTCCTTACTAACCCCGAACTAATAGAGAAAAACTATGGCGTCGGTTTCCTTCATCTTGAGGAACCTAATTATGATACCGCTCTTGGGCTTATGTCTATTCACGACAGTAAGCCTTATCACCTTCCTGATACTGAGCGTAGTATCGAACAGCTCCGTGCTGCTTATGATGCTGTCATCAATAGTAATCGTGTTGTTATCTGGGACCATTTTGGATCGAACACAGTCGATGCCGTGGTTGACAAGGTACGGCATATGCACGCTCTTGGTTGCAAGTACATCGTGTTGGATCACCTCAGCATTGTGGTTAGCGATCAAAGTGGTGACGAACGGAAACAGCTAGATGAAATTACCACTAAGCTTAAAACCCTATGTATGCAACTCAACATTGCCCTTATTGTCGTCATTCATCAAAACCGTGCCGGTCAAATTAGGGGTACTGCTGGTGTCGAGCAGCTATCCAACATCGTCTTTAAACTCTACAGGGATAAGCTTGATCCTGACCCATGGAGACGGAACGTCATGAAAATTGTGGTTGAAGCAAAACGCTTCTGCGGACGCTCAGGGCCTTGTTGCTATCTTTGGTACAACGAGATGACAGGTAGGCTTATGGAGTTGAATGACGATGAAATCAAACGCTTTGAAGAAGGAGGAACACTTAAAGATGACGAACTTCCATGGTAAAGGAGAAGAAGAATGAATCAAGAATCATGTGCTAAGAAGGTGCGAGACGAGTTGTTGCAATTCAATCAGGCGCTAGCGGAAGCTAGGGAATGTGGTCTTGAGGTTCATCTCATTACTCGTCCTGATGGTCTGCTTGAAGTGTCTGAAATCTCACAGACAATTGTGAACAGGTATTGATATGGATCACACTTATTATTTCTGGCTTGGCAACGATGCAGAAGTATGGTATAATTACTGGTATGAGAACAGGTATGTAAAGAAGGAGGGTTGATGTACCTAACCCCGACTGATAAGCATTGGATAACAGACATTGAAACGGACGATCTTAAAGCCACCGTAATCTGGGTGGTATGTTTCCGTAATGCTGTCACAAAACAAGAACATAAGTTGACAGACTATGAACAAATCAAAGACTTTATACAGACGCAACTCAACGACGGATGTTACTTCGTCGGCCACAACTTCCTTACGTTCGACGGCCCCACTCTCAACAGGCTTGTCGGTACTAGGATTCCTATTAGTCGGATGGTGGACACTTTTCTTCTTTCTATGCTCTATTCCCCTTCTCTGCGTAACGGGCATAGCTTGGATGCTTGGGGCGAAAGAACCGGATTTCCAAAAGGAGACTTCAACGACTGGTCCCATCTCTCGGAGAAAATGATTGAATACTGTCTTAATGACGTTCGACTTACTGCTATTGTTTTTGACAGGCTTTCTAAGCGTATGCGTGATGTTGGGTTTACGGAAGCTTCTTGTAAACTGGAACACCTTGCATGGCACAACATCAACAAGCAGAGAAAGAATGGTTTCGCTTTTGACAAGCCAAGGGCTCACCAGCTCTTTGCGACCATCAGAGGTATTGAAAATGAACTCAGAGAAGAAATCTATCATCAATTCCCACCCCAACTTCTTAAGGTGGCGGAATATAAACAGTGTCGTAAGAAGGATGGATCATACTCTAAAAGATATGAAGATCATCTCAAACAATTTCCAAAGTTGGTCGAGTTACCCGGAGGCAGCTATGAAGCATATGATTATGTTGAGTTCAACCTTGGATCACCTCAACAGCGAACTGAGAAGCTACTTGAACTCGGATGGGTCAACCTCCCAGACGAAGTAACTAAGACAGGTAATCCTCAGCCTGTGCGTAAAGGCGTTCTCGCACCTAGTCTAGAAGCATTTGCTAATGAGGCTGGGATACCAGAAGTTAAGCTGATCGCTGATTGGATGGCCTTCAATGGCCGTGGTAATATGATTGGCACTTGGCTTGACTCGTACAACGAAGAAACAGGATGTATTCATGGAAACTTATGGCTGGCTGGTACCCTTCGCTATCGGCACGATCAGCCTAATACTGCTAATATCCCTGCTGTCAGACTCGACAAAGCCGATAACATACTGTATGGACGCGCCGGATACTTCACGTACGAAGCTCGTGATTGTTGGGTTACTCGCGATCCTGTTAATCGCAATCTTGTGGGAGTTGATGCTAAGGGTATCCAGCTTCGCATCCTTGCTGAGTACTTAAAGGATGACGAGTTTACTGAAGCCATTCTTTCTAAAGACCCACACACAGCTAACCAGCGGCGTATGGGACTCCCCTCAAGGGCTCTTACCAAGACGATCACTTACGCGACCCTTATGGGTGCAGGGGACAAGAGAATTGCTGCTGAGGCTAAGGTGGACCTTAAGGAAGCTAAGGCGGCGAAGAAAAAGTTCTTTGAACAAGTACCCGGCTTGAAGAACCTAGTAGCAAAGTTGAAGAATGAAGTTAAACAAACAGGCCGCATTACTCTATGTGACGGATCGCGCATTCTTGTGCCTTCAGATCACATGGTCATCCCGTATCTCTTACAGGGTGATGAGTCTCGTATCATGAAACAAGCAGGGATTTATGTTGATGAGTTGAACAGGAAGCAAGGTTTAGACGTTCTTAAAGTAGGAGACATACATGACGAATGGCAAAACGACACAAGCAAAGAGGATACTGAACGATTCATCCAGAATTGTCAACAGTCTTTTGAAAGAACCCGAGACACTTTCGGATATAGTGTCCCTCTCGACTGTGATGCGAAAGTGGGATTGACTTGGGCGGAGACACATTAATGCTTAGAGAGAAAGATATTTGTATGACGAAGGAAGAGTACGAGATGTTCACTCAGAAGGTTCAGCCTACTGATGCTGTGTTGAAGTCTCTACAGAAGAAGGGTTATGTAGACCTTGCTTTTGGTATGACGCATCTCGGTTTGATTGCTGCGCGAGAGTACGAAAATACTCTTGACAAGCAGGCTTAAACCTGTTATAATACCCTATTAGCTGGAGAGAATGATGAAAGCAACTGAGGAAAATGTTGTTGAAGGAACGTGTTTAATCGCAGATGATGGGTTTACCTGTCTTGAAATGAATGATGAAAGAATTGTTCAGAAGAATGAACATGGTTTGTTTGTCAAATGTTCAGCAGGACACCACTATCTAGACGGCCAACTAGAAGATGGTGATGAATATATTGGCTTTTCGATAAAAGAATAAGGAGAAAAACTTTGGCGAATTTTTATAACATCCGTGGTGAAGTGTACTATGCAAAGGTTCTTGGCAAGCCTGTAGCCAACTATAATAAAGACGGTTATGAATGGACGCTTGAACTCAAGCCCAACAAGGAAGGCAAGGCGAAGCTCAAGGAGCTTAAGCTGGATGACCGTATCACCAAGGGTGAGAACAGGGATCGTATCCTGTTTAGGCAGCGAGAGAAGC